CTATCAACTGTCTCCAAGCCCAATTCTCTGCCTGCGCTAGAGAGAAGAACCATCTGAAATAGAATGAATTATCTTCAATCCAAATCAACTTCACTGTGCGTTTTTCCATGTCACACTCCATTGTTGCGAGCGAGGGCCGAAGCCCTCACTCTGGTTGATGTTAAGCAAGCTTACGCGTCTTGCTTTTGGTCGATGACTTCTTCGCCATTGGCGGAAGCATAGTCAACTTGGGCTTGCCAAACTTGTCAGCCAATAAGACTGGCTCGGCATTCTTCACCTTTTCAGGGAAGTAGAAGCTCCAAGTATTGAGCGGAAGCTTTTCCTTCTTGCTCAATTCGTTAGCCTTAGCCAACAACTCAGAAGCATTTTCTGAATTGAAAGCGCCTTCGATATCCTTTGTAAGGCGGATATCCTCAGTGCCAGCCTTGGTAAAACCAGTGACTATAGACACATTACCTCTAAAGAGTTTACTCATGTAAACACCTCCGTAAGTGTGAGCGTGACGAGTGCTCGGGTTATGTCAATCAGCTTGTTTGCCGATGATTAAATTAAAGCATAACTATACAGCTTTGTCAAGTATGAGGCTCAGTAAGGGTTTCAGAGGCTCTATAATCATAGCCTACAGACAACACACAAAAAGGCGAAAGGGGGGGCACATGGACTGCGCGCCGACACCACCCCCCCATATAAGTAAACCTCACATAACAAGGGCCAAAAAACCAACGTGTAAAGTTTACTGCTTGACAGACTTTTTGTTTCCGGTATGATTACTTTATGGATACGTTACCGCTAAAACATACTAAGTGGTCAGACCGTTTAGCTTTCGATGTTGCTCTTATGTTAGAGGGCAGCGGCGAGTCTTTGGATGAAGTCATTGAAAGACATGCAATCAAAGCTGAGGATATAATCACTTACAATAAAGATCAGGTTTTTTTAAAGAAGGTTGAATCTTACCGCACGGATATTCGTGATAAGGGGATGACATTCAAGGTTAAAGCGCGTGCTCAGGCAGAAGAACTCCTGACAACGTCTTGGACTTTGATACACAGTCCTGATGTATCAGCTGCAGTAAAAGCCGATCTAATTAAATCAACCGTTAAGTGGGGCGGGCTAGAACCTAAGAATGATGTTCTGGCAGAAGGAGGATCAGGTGGAGTTAAAATTACAATTAACCTCGGAGACCAACAGCACGGAGCAACTATCATTGACGCAGAACCCGATGACGCACAAACTGTCCTCGGCGCTTCTTGATAAGTTCGACACGGTCTACGAAGGTACGAAAGCTTGTAAGCTGACTGACATAGCAGAGCATGATGCTTTGACAGCAGAACTAACTAGGTTAGAAGTAACATATAAAACAAAAATTTTAAGAAAACCATCCACAGTGTACTATGTATTACTTGTGGATAACTTGTGGATAGATCATGGAAACTGTGACAGATGCGGGGACAAACTTGTGGACATCTCTTGGTGCAAACATTGTGGAGACATGGGTTGGTTTGATGAATCATTTACAAACAGACAAGGGTCTTGGGGTTAAATGGATATAGACTATACACCTAGTAAAGTATGTAGAGATTTTATGACATCAGACGCAAAGATGCGTGTGCTTATGGGGCCAGTTGGTTCGGGTAAGTCAGTCGCAAGTTGCTTTGAGGTTATCAGACGAGCGTCAACTCAGAAACATAACAAGCAAGGGATTCGTAAATCACGAGTAGCGATTGTTCGTGAGACTGCAAGACAGTTACAAGATACTACTATTAAAACTTTTCACGATTGGTTTCCGCCCGGGATATGCGGAGACTACATGCGTACTACCAAAACATTTTTCTTCAAGGTTGGAGATGTAGAGTGTGAGATTATGTTTCGTGCTCTTGATGACTCTGACGATGTAGCAAACTTGAACTCATTAGAATTAACGTTTGCATGGTTCAACGAGTGCAGGGATATCAACCCTGATATTGTTGACGCGATGTCAAAACGTATTGGCCGTTTCCCATCAGCTAAAGATGGTGGCCCGTCATGGTTTGGGATGTGGGGGGATACAAATCCTCCGACTATGGATACTTGGTGGTATTATCAGATGGAAGGTTTAGACTCTAAAGATGGAGTCAGCCCGAATGATAATGGGTGGGATGTATTCAAACAACCTTCGGGTAGAAGCTCCTTGGCAGAAAATGTTGAAAATCTGCCCGAAGGCTATTATGACATACAAGGTAGGTCAGATGAATACACTCGCGTATATATAGACGGAGAGTATGGACTAAGTTCTGCAGGCCAGCCTGTATATAAATACTTTAGGCCAGACTATCACATGGGTACTCAGAAGTTACGCCCTATTATAAATGGGGTACGTCCTATTGTTGTAGGTATAGATTTAGGCTTGACACCAGCGGCAGTCATAGGGCAACAAGATCCTCGCGGGCGAGTCTTGATACTTGCAGAAGCTGTGTCATTTGACATGGGCATTCAACGATTCGTCCGCACCATTCTGCGCCCGATGTTGACCGAGAGGTTCTCGGGCGCACCACTTTTAATTATTACCGATCCAGCAGGAGTGCAGAGAGCACAGACTGACGAGAGGTCTGCCGTGGATATTATCAAGGCTGAAGGTTTTAGAGTTCTCCCCGCTAAGACCAACACCATATCTGCGAGACTATCTGCGGTAGACGACTTCCTTATGAGGCAAGTCGATGGGGACTCAGCTTTTGTGCTTGACCCTAGTTGCACGCAGTTGAAAGCAGCAATGATGGGAGGGTATAGATTCCACCATAAGAACGGTAATATACACAAGAATAAACATTCTCATGTAGCGGAAGCGTTGCAGTATCTTATGCTGCATGTTGGTTCTGCTGGTGAGGGTGGATACATTATTCAGAAGCGAGAAATAAAAAGGGTTGCGGCAGGAGGATGGACTTGATACACTACCTTCGTAGTTACCTTCCAACTATGTTACCTTTGTACCCACCTGTCTTCCTTTCGGCAGGTGGGTTTTTCTTGCAATTAAAAAACTTGCATATATACTTGTTCCCATGTATATTTAATGTAAACTTACTGGAGGTTGCTTATGAAAGGTAAATGTGGCAGTAAAAAATCCATCATTTATTCAGACAATCCAAAGATGGATACTAGCGGAATGGCTAGTGAAATGACTATAGAGATGATGCAATCAGGTGGGCCTGTTGAAGTAAAAGATATGGGCGCAGTTGTAAAGTATGGATCAGGTGGTAAAGTATATTCAGATAAGAATGACAAAGACACCGAAGTAAAAATGAAAGACTTGGAAACATAATATGGTATTACAAGTTGTAGGCAACGAAGAGTTAGTTAGACAAGAAGAAGCTCTTCTTAAAAAACAAATTCAGGAGAGGCAGAACCAGCCTCTTATCCTAGGACTTAGTGACCACCTACGAACTTGTTGGGACGCAGCAAGGCAGGCAAAGAAACCTATCGAGAATATTATGCTTAAAGCACTCCGTCAAAGAAACGGAGAATATGAGGCAGATAAGCTAGCTCACATTAGTGCCCAAGGTGGGTCTGATGTTTTTATGATGATTACGGAAGTAAAATGTCGTGCAGCAGAAAGTTGGTTGCGTGATATACTTCTTGATCAAGGTTCACCTCCGTGGGGGTTAGAGCCTACACCTATTCCAGAGTTATCTCCACAGCAGACTTCAGAGATAGAGACTTCGTTTGCTGAGCAAGTTGTAAAAATTGTTGAGATGAACGGGCAAGCACCCACTCAAGAAGAAATGATAGAATTAAAAGAGATGGTAACACAAGATTACCGTTTTAAGTTATTGCAGGGCGCAGATAACAGAGCCAAAAAGATGACTGTAAAGATTAAAGACCAGTTCGCACAAGGCGGCTGGGGTGAATCGTTTAACGAGTTTGTTACAGATTTGGTTACATACCCATGTGCTTTTATTAAAGGCCCCGTGGTTCGTAGGCAAAGGAAGCTTGGTTGGAAATATGAGAATGGTAGAACTACTGTAGAAGCAGCTGAGATTATTGCTCCAGAGTTTGAGCGTGTTGATCCATTTAGAATATATCCTGAACCGGGTTTGACTAATCTAAATGATGGTTATTTGTTTCAGCATCATCCGTTAAGTCGTTCAGAACTCGCAGACCTTATAGGTGTTCCGGGTTATGACGAAGACGCTATCAGGGAAATTCTTGATATAGGAAGTGGTACATCTTGGTTTAGTGAAGATGTAGAACTTACTAAAGAGAATGAAGAAAGAAAGTTTCATACTTTTAATAAACCTACCACAACATACGATGCCTTAGAGTTTTGGGGTAAAGTAAGTGGTAAGATGTTAAAAGAATGGGGACTTACCGAAGAAGAAATACCTGATGAAGCGCAGGAATATGATGCTAACGTTTGGGCCGTAGGTAACTACATCATTAAAGCAGTATTAAATTACGACCCGTTAGGAGAAAAACCATATGCTAAAACTGCATTTATTAAATGTCCCGGCGCGTTTTGGGGTAAAGGTATACCAGAAATTATTGAAGACTTGCAAAACATTTGTAATGCGGCTGCGAGAGCTTTGGTCAACAATATGGGAATATCGAGTGGCCCACAAGTCGAGGTTAATCTCGAAAGAATCCCTCCAAACGAAGACATCACGCAACTCCACCCGTGGAAAATCTGGCAAGTCACGAACGACCCGTTAGGTTCTAGTGCACCTGCTGTTAGGTTTACACAACCGGATGATAATGCAAATACACTATTAGGTGTTTATGACAAATTCTCCAAGCTAGCTGACGATCATTCAGGTATACCATCGTATGTTTATGGTAACTTGGATGTTCAAGGCGCTGGCAGAACATCTTCTGGCTTGTCTATGTTAATGGGCGCAGCTGGTAAAGGCATACGTCAAGTAGTTATGCACATAGATAATGAGATCATTAAACCTGTTGTATATAGACAGTTTGTTTATAATATGAGGTATGATGAGGATGAATCAATTAAAGGCGATGTAAATATTGTACCAAAAGGTGCAGTTAATCTTGCAGTTAAAGAGACTGTAAATGTTCGCCGTATAGAGTTTCTTAATGCAACCGCCAACGAAGTCGATATGGAAATAGTTGGTAAGGAAGGCCGTGCCGCGATTCTTCGCGAGATAGCTAAAGGTTTGCAAATGCCTGTGGATGACATTGTTCCATCTAGGGAAAAAGAGAAGTTCCAAGATAAAGTGAAGGCACAAATGCAAGCGATGCAACAATCGCAGCAGCCAACACCGACTCAACCGGACGGCTCCCCTAAAGGAGGAATGGATGGCAACACAGTTAGTAACCGAGATACTGGAGGTGCTGGATGATTAATCCAAAGCCAGAGGTTATTAAATCGTTAGCGACAGTGTGTCGTTCATATCCTGAGATCGTAGAGTGGTTGAAGGAGTGGCGTGATCACGAGTTATCGAAGCTACCAAGTGTCTTACAAAACACAGCGCTTGCACAGGGGCGGTGTCAGGTTTTGTCAGAAGTAACGAAAGTTATAGAACAGTCCCCTGAAACTATTTCAGCAAAGTCACAATGACAGCTGTTAATCACGCACACCGATAGGAGCGATTATGTCAATACCAAAGCAAGTTCAAAAGCAATCAGAGGAAGTACAAGAGTTGTATAAACAAATTAACGGAACAACAGAAGAAGCACAGGCAGTATCTGCCGAGGNCTCTAATGATGCGCCTGTTAATNATGTAGAAGAGCCTACAACTTCCGACAGTGTAACGGAACAAGCACCTCAGTCTGAGCCAGAAGAGCAAATGGAGTCAGGCGACCAAGAACCGAAACAAGCAGACTGGCAACAGAAATACAAATCGTTGCAAGGGATGTATAATGCTGATGTTCCCCGTTTAACTTCGGAGAACAGAGACCTTAACTCCCGAGTTTCTCAACTAGAAAACTTACTCAGTACAGTTGATAAAGCAGCTACTCAACAATCATCAGTTCCATCTGAAAAATTAATTACAGAGGATGATGAAAAAGAGTACGGCGAATCAATAGCTGTTATGAGAAAGGCAGCTCGTGAAGAAGTTTCACAAGAGATTGCACAGTTGAGACAACAACTTGGACAAATTCAAAGTGTTGTACCGCAAGTTCATCAGGTACAAGCACAGCAGAATAAGTCTAATGAGCAAACTTTTTGGAATGCTATTGCTAACGAAGTACCAAATTGGAGTGATACTAATAACGATCCAGACTTTCAGTCTTGGTTGTTAGAGATTGATCCCCTAACTGGTATTAATCGCCAAACGTATTTAGAAGACGCACAGCGAAATCTAGATGCAAATAGGGTAGTCAGCTTTTTTAGAACATGGGAAGGGGCAAATGGTAGGACAAGCACTGCTCAAGTTGACCGTTCAAATCAACAGTCTCAGTTACAGAAACAAGTTGCTCCGGGAAGAAGTAGAAACAACGGAGTAAAAGCATCTGGACAATCTCGAACATATACTCAAGAAGACATCAAAGAGTTTTACTCTGATGTTAGAAAAGGTAAATTTAGAGGGAGAGATGATGAGCGCGGTCGAGTCGAACGCGATATTTTTGCTGCACAGCAAGAAGGTCGTATTAACGTTGCGTAATTAACTTAACTAGAAGGAGGTCATTATGGCTTTTGCAACATCACCCGGCGGCCCAGCTTACACAGGAAATTTCATTCCTGAAATCTGGTCGGGAAAACTAATTGAGAATTTCTACGATGCTACAGTGCTCGCAGCAATCTCAAACACTGACTATGAAGGTGAAATCAAAAATATGGGTGATACGGTTAATATCCGAACCACTCCTGAGATCACTATCCAAACCTATGTCAAGGGTCAAACTCTATCCGTAGAGAATCCTGACAAGGCTAAACTACAACTCGTAATTGATAAAGGTGAATACTTTGCCTGTGTCGAAGACGATGTTGACCAAGTACAGACAGACATGAATCTAATGGACATGTGGTCTAAAGACGCTTCCGAGCGTATGAAGATCAAAATTGACCAAAGGGTTTTGGCTGATGTATTGACTGGTGTATCTGCATCAAACAAAGGTCAAACAGCTGGAGCAATCTCTGGTGATATTGATCTTGGTGTAGCAGGTACTCCTGAAGCGCTTACCACTTCTAATGTAATTGGTAAAATCGTTGACATGGGAACAGTCCTTGACGAAGCTAATTGTCCTGAGAGTAATCGCTTTCTAGTGATTCCTGCTAAGATGGCTGGTCTAATCAAGCAATCAGACCTTAAAGATGCGTCTATCACTGGTGATGGAAACACACCATTGAGAAATGGCCGTCTAGGTACGATTGACCGTTTCACTGTTTATGTTTCTCACAACCTTGTAAAAAGTGGTAGTGAGTTTAGCGTACTTGGTGGACATTCAATGGGATTCACATTTGCATCACAGATGACAAATATGGAGACTATTCGTTCTGAAACAACCTTTGGAAACATCATTCGTGGTCTTCAAGTTTACGGCTATCAAGTCGTTAAGCCTGAAGCTCTTGCCACAATGATTGTAACCTTATAATAGGAGGCAAACATGGCTGCATACACAGACACGCACGGCTATCTTAAAGGTTCTGCGGCACACCCTGCCAAAGGCATTAATAGAGTCGGGTATATTGAAGTCGAACTAGACTTCGCTAAGATCACAGCGGCTAGAGCTACAGCAGGTGCTACAGCACTTGCAGCAGGTGACTCTATCCAAGTGTTGAACATCCCAGCTAACACCTTAATAATGGCAGTTGGGGCAACTACTATAACTGCTGAAGGTGCAGCATCAACATTTGACATCGGTCTAACTGGTGGTGATGTTGATGGGTTTGTTGATGGAGGTAATGCTAACGCAGCAGGAACTACTCAATCAACTGGCGCACTTTTAAACGGTGACAACCAAAGCCACTACTTTGCGGCTGCAGACACTATTGATATGCTAATTGGTGTATCAGGTGCTGTAACTGATTCGGCTAAGATCAAAGTATGGGCAGCAGTTGTTGATTGTTCATAGAAGTTAAGACTAGGGGGGCTTAGGCCCCCCTACTCATACAGGAGTAGTTATGGCGATTGATAAGTCTAAGATGGCTTGTAACAAACCTAAACGTCAAGTTCAGGGCGGTAAGAAGTTTGTTGTTAAAGCATGTCAGAATGGTAAAGAAAAAATCATTCGATTTGGCGATGCTAACATGACTATTAAAAAAGATCAGCCGGGAAGGCGAAAGAGTTTTAGAGCAAGACATGGATGTGATTCACGACCACCATCTAAGATGACTGCTCGTTATTGGTCGTGTAAGAAATGGTAGTATTATGGCAGCACCAAAAGTAAAATCAAAAAAAGATGCTTGTTACCATAAGGTAAAAGCTCGCTACACAGTTTGGCCTAGCGCATATGCTTCGGGCGCTTTAGCAAAGTGTAGAAAAGTTGGTGCAGCAAATTGGGGCAATAGTAAAAAGAAGAAGAAATAGTATGGGTAATGTAAGAAAAACAGAAGCTGGTGCTAATCTACAAAGATGGTTTAAGGAAAAATGGGTAGATGTAAGAACAGGCAAACCGTGTGGAAGACAAAAGGGAGAGAGTCGTGCTTACCCTTATTGCCGCCCGTCTAAGCGAGTATCATCAAAGACCCCCAAGACGGCCTCGGAACTGTCGGCTTCTGAAAAACGTTCTCGTTTGGCTCAGAAAAAAAGTTCTAAGAAAGTAAAGAGAGTTACATAGTATGACAAAAGAAATAACAGATAAACAAAAGAAAACTTTACAAAAGCATTCTAAACATCATACTAAGAAACATATAATTTATATGACTAAGTTAATGAAACAAGGTAAAACGTTTACAGAGTCACATAANTTAGCACAAAGAAAGGTAGGTTCTTAAATGACTGAAATTAAAAGATGGCTCAGAAACATTAAAGATGGTGAGATTTATGGTTGGAATGAAATTCTAGCTGAGAATCCACTCACTGAAGAAGTTTCTGAAGAAGAAGCATTTCCTGAGAAGCATATGACTAAAAAGCAAAAAGGTCGTCCTGCTAAAGTTAATGTAGAAACAGCTGAAAAAGATATCCCTAATGCAAAAGGTGAGACACCACCTGAGCTAGCAGAAGAAGCAAGTAAAGGTTTAGTAAGGGCTAGAGACAATAAAGGTCATTACATACCTGATGATTTAGGCACAACAGATATTAACGAAGCATGGGTTGAAAAGAAGTGATACTAAATGATGTAGTAACAGAAGTAAGGCGGATCTTACAGGATACTTTATCTCCTCAGAGATATAGTGATGATATTCTGTTAGGTTTTGCTAACCAAGCGTTAAAACGTATTGCTGTTCTGCGTCCAGATTTATTTGCTATTATTGCTGACATCCCTACCACCACAGACGCTGTAGTGCAGTCAATGCCTGCAGATTCAATTCGACTATTAGAAATTTATTCTGTTAAAGGTGGTAATGGTATTATTGAGACGAACAGAGAGATACTGGATCAGTCTCTACCGACTTGGATGAATACAACAGCAGGTGCTGCTATTAATTTTATGCGGCATGTGCGTAATGCAAACAAATTTTTTATATACCCAAAAGCTCCTGCAGACCAAATATTAATTGGAGAGTACGCACAGACTCCTCCTACATATGATGGTACAACTGCAGTTGCTTTACTTCCTGATGCTTATTTTCCTGTTGTTATAGACGCAACTATATTTATAGCAGAGTCAGTAGATAACGAGCATGTTAATTCTAATAGAGCACAATTATTCCAAACTTCGTTCACTCAGGCTTTAGGAGTTGCTGCACAGAGCAGAGCTATTACTGATACAGAACGAGGCGGATTAGCTGAGGAGGATGTTGCCTAATGCCTACATATACAACTAGAAGCTTCCTCGATATTGTTAATAGACTTTCTCCAAGTGTACCCGGGTGTCCTACTCCTGTCATAGAGCAATATGTTCGTGATGCCGCTATTGAGGCGTGTGAACGTACTCTAGCGTGGCGTTATGAGCAGCCTAAGATAAGATTAGTCCCCGGCGCACATGACTATGCTTATGAAGGGCCAGACGATGCAGAGATACATGCGTTTCTAACTGCTACTGTAAATGGTCGATCATTAAAACCAATAACAATAGAACAACTATACGACATATATCCTAAGTGGCCCGATCAATCTGTTAATGAAAGAGCTGAGCCTATGTATGTAACACAGTTAGATCCGGATAATTTTTCTGTTGCTCCTGTTCCAGATAATAGTAAAACGTATGATGTAAGAATGATTGTATGTTTAAAGCCGTTACGAACAGCAACAAAAATGGATAAAAAGTTTTTAGACGAACTAGAGAATGTTATAATGCACGGAGCGTTACAACATCTTTTAGTGCTACCTGATAGAACATGGAGTGATAGAGAGCTAGCATCATACCATGCTAAACAGTTTGCATTTAAGTTATCTGAGCGTAGAGCTAGAACTAACTTAGGTGCAGCAAAAGCATCTATGCGGGTGCAATCACAAAGATTTGCGTGAGGTAATTTATGGCTGATGTTATTAGACTAGTAAAAGGAGACGAACTTCCAAGCATTATAATTACGCTTACGGATGATGTTGCTAGTGCACCTTTGAATGTATCTTCTTCTTCCACTGTAGTAAAAGTAAAATTTAGAGCAGTCGGCGGTACATCTACTTTAAGTACTATAACATGCACTAACCTTACAGATGGATCAGATGGTAAAGTCCAATTTAATTTTTCTGGTAATGTTCTTGATGTAGATGCTGGTGAGTACGAAGGGGAGATTGTAGTAGATCAGAATGGAAGCTTTCAGACAGTGTATGATGTATTAAGATTTAGAGTGAGGTCAAACTTTTAATGGCCAATATAAAACTTACATACGCTGCAACAACTCTACTATCTCTTACTATTGTAGCAAATAGTGTATCGGCTTCTAATACTTTTGTTAATCTAAAATATGCTGCTGCACCTGCTACTAGCATTAGTTTTACAACTGAACTTATACCTACGAGATCATTAGCAAATCAAAATGTAACAATATCTGACTCAATTCCTATTCTTGAAGTAGATCGAGTTTCTGGTGATACGCTTACTATAACTGACACCCCTGTTTTAGCTGTTGATATAGTTAAAACTGATTCAGTTAGTGTTGTTGATACACCAAATAAAATAATAAATTCTAGCATTGATTTTGATTTATCTGATCCTGATGTCGATCCAGATCCGGTCAGTGTGTCTGATGCTCCTGCAATGACTGTAACCCCAGCAGGTAAAACAGATTCTATAACAGTTGCTGACACTCCAGTAAAACAACCAAATAAAATCACTACAGAT